ATTTGACCAGTGGGTTGACGGTCATGATTGTTGCCTCACCCTCTTTTGCTAGTAATTCAGACAATGCAGGTGACATGAGCTCGATTGTGAGATTCATTTCATCGCTCTTGTTGAGCACATTGAGAGCTTTCTTTGTATTGAGTCGCATTTCCTTTTTCACGTTCTCTCGTGCCCATTTTCGAGCTCTGCGGGCTTGCTGAGCATTGAATTCAATCATCTTTTCAGTGATAAGTTCCTCATAAGGCTCAACACGGTTGATTTTCTTTTCCCAGTTCTTGTGATATTCCTCGTCCTCATCATCAGTGAATGATTTCACAACAATTTCACTGCTTTCAAAAAGTTTTGACAAGTTATCAGCGAGATTTTCTTTTGATGCCACTGATGACCGTTTGATTCGTTTTTTCTTTTTGATTTGAGCATTCTTTTTTTCTTTTCCGATTGATAGAGTTCCGAATGGGTTTGATTGTGGAATATCGTCACCGTCCTCAACAGGTGCAAGTCCTGACCGTTCACGAGCCTCATTGATTGTCATGAATGCTGAGCCACCCGTTCCCGCTTTGATAGTTTCAAGCTCATGAGTCTTGTCATCAGGTACGATTGAATCAAAGTCGAGATATAGTTGACCTGTTGGGTCAAGGTCTTTCACGACAGTGTTGTTCAACCATTCAACGAATCGTCTCATTTTAGGCTCAAGAGTAAAGAATGCGAATGAATAGTTTTTTGCCTCAGCATCAGCACGAGACATTCCTGACTCAGTGATTCCGAGAATAGATTTCGGCACACCAAAGGCAGCAAGAATCTTGTCACGATAGGTTGCATCAAGTGTTGCGAATTCCATGTCTCGCATTGTTGAACCACCTTTTGCGAGTTTGGTTTTGTTCGGCAAGATTGCAGCATTGTGAGCATTGCTCATTCCTCGATGTTTCATTTCCCACCCTTTGCGAATCAATTCAATTTCAGCCTTTGTTGTTGCCTCAGTTTCGAGAACATCACCGACTGATGCACCATTCTCAAAGAATGAGCGATTGAATTCAGTTGCAAAAGATTCAACGTCAATCCAGTCAGCTATTTTTTCAGCAGTTCCGACCCCGATGAAAGGGTTTGCAAGATTTGGGTATCGGTAGTGATACATCTCATCAGCAGGCACTCTGATTTTGCCACCTGTATTTGTTGCGAGTTCATATTCTTTGATTGAGAGACCGTCTGATGCGATTATCACTTTGACATTTGTCGGCGGTACAGGAATGAGTTGATTCTCAACCTTTCGCCAGTATGCATTTCCGATGAGTTCAGAATGACCATGAGTGTGATACATCAATTCACGACCGTCAAGAAAAGAATTCGGCTCAGATAAGATGTCAAGAATTTTATGTGAAAAAATTTGCTCATCGGCTTTGTCGTCAGCAGTTTGTTTCATCAATTTCAGCTCAATACCTGAGAGAGATGATGAGATTGTATCGACACAGACATAGACCCAGTTTTTGTTTGCTTGCATCAAAGATTTTGAGCTTGCATCTGAGCGACCCAGTGAAAAGGGTGACCATGTTTGATTGTTGAATATATCACCCGCAGCTTTGACTGTTGATGAAAAGATTGTTTTTATGTTTGATAGTATTGACATATATTTTTTTGATAAATTTATTATAACAGATTCAGATTTTTAGAACCATACAGGGGCTAGAATCCCACCCTCAGTCGGCTTTTGAAATGTGAGTGCGAGAGCATCACCCACGTTCGGTGATTTCACCCCACGTTTCGACATATCATCTTTGCTCTCGAGCTGAATTTGTCCTTTTGAGTTCAGCTTGTATTTCGGGGCAGCTAGTTCATACCAGTCAGGGTGTGATTCAAGTATCGCATCTCTGAGCCATTCACGCATCACCTGCCACCCCTCGGCTCGTATGTTGATGAATTGTTCACGGTCTTGAGCAGCTGCTGCAACATTGACCCCCTCAACCCTGTCACTATATTTCGGCTGTTCTCTCAACCTGTCGAATGTCCCTGCACCGAGACCGATGATGTCGATTCTCAATATTGCATTCGGGAAGTCATTCATGTATTTGATTGATTTTCCTGCGAGCACCATTGTGTCAGTTTTCTCGATTGTCTCGAGCACTCTTGCTTTGTTACCTTTGCGATAGATGAATGCTGCAACGTCATGACCCTTTCGACTCGGGTCAAGTCCGATGAATTCCTCCTCGCCGTATTCCTCACGTTCAGCATCAATCGCTGATTCAACCGAATCAACCGAGATGAGAGTGTCAGTGTCTTTTTTCGGGAATTCACCGAGCACCCTGACTCGATACACGTCTGAGTCCTCGCCATATTTTGTTTTCACATCTTGAATCCATTCCTTTGTCACGAGACCATGAATCACAGTCTCACCTGCTTGAACATTCGGTGTGTCGAATGCACTGATGTGTATTTTGTTATAGAGCGGCGATGAGAATGAATCAAAGAAGTCACCTGACGGCTTTGTCGGGTTTCCGATTTCAACCAGTCTTGAGCCCTCGCCTATCATTCCCCCCTCGATTGCCTCTTTTACAGGTCGACCCACACCTGATGACTCATCGATGACAAAGAGAATGTTCGGGCTGTGCCACCCTTGCATCGATTCCATTCCCGAATCACCCTCTTTTGTTGCAACCCCGATTGCATACCAGTCATCAGCGAATTCGAGCTCGGTTTGTTTTACATAGCCACCGAGATTGACCTTTGCATGAGCATGAGACCGCTTGATGTTTTTCCATAGTTGGTTTTTCACCTGTTTGAAAGTTGGTGCAGTTGTCACAACGATACATGGTGCATATGCGAATAGATACCACAGCACAGCATCACCCATGACTTTTGTTTTTCCTGCTGAGTTACATGACCGCACTGTTGTTCTTTTATGGTCACGAATAGACTCAACGATGTCGAGTTGTTTTTGCCACAGTGATACACCGAGAGTTTTTTCAAAAAAGAGATTCGGGTCGGCTTTGATATTCTCTTGATACTCAGTTCCTATGTGTTTTTTTTTATCGTTTTGATTTTGCATTTTTTTCAATATCTTTTCTCATCTTGATACCTGTCGACTGTGCAATCACGTCAGCCAGTGATTCCTGTGCCCCGTGATTCAGGTTGATGTCCTCAGACCACCCCTCGACTACTTGCAGCCATAACTTTTGAGCGAACACACCGCCACGAACAGCACCTTTGTGAATCGCATGAATCACGGTCGGTGTCAGTGTTCGCCATGTGTCAGACTGCATCTCGAATTTCATTTGTTTGACATGACGGTCGATTGTTGAGACTGAGAGACCTGTGTGCTCAGATAATTCAGCAGCAGTTGGTTTTCTTTTTTTCTTTTTCAAAAGTTTCACGAATGCATCTTGAATCGTCACTTGATTGAATTCCCAGTCACTACGTTTTTTGTCAGCTGTTGACAAAATGTCATTCTTGCTGATTCCCTCATTTTCACTCACTTGTGTATTCTTGCCCTTTTTCCTTGTCACTGTTTTTTTCGCCCCCTTTTTCTTTTGAACAGGTTTTGATTTGGGTTTGCTCGTACGTTGAACAGCACCTGATTTTGATTCAGGTGTTTTTTTGCGTGTTGCTTTTTTCTTGTCATTAGAGTCAGCCATATATTCCCATTATAGCATCAAAAAAAAAAGTCAACAGAAAAAAAGAGCACATGACAGTGCTCTCTTGAATTGTTACATCGCCCCTATGAATCGATGCACGATTGCATCATACCTTTCGAGTGCGAGTTGAACCCTCACTCTCAATGATGATTTCGATAGTTCCTCATTTGTGATAATGATTTCGATTTCGTCATGGCATTCACGACATAGCAGCACAGTGTGCAGATTATAGTCTCGCCATTTCCTTGATTTCTTGTACCACCGTTTCGGGTAGATGTGATGACGTGTGAGGTGCTTTACCTCATTACATCGAGGGCATTCACCTTTTCGTCTCATGAGATTGTGTTTTTGAAGTTCCTTTGTTCAATTATATCACAATCATATTTTTGCGAGTATCACCCATGCCTCACGACATTGCTCAACAGTGAAGTCACCAAAGTGGCATGCATCAGTTGATATTCCCATTCTATCAGCGAGCATTGCATATGCAGCATTCTTGAGAATAGCATTGCAGTTCCAGTTGCCCATGAGACATTTGTTGATGAACAGTTCTTTTGTCATCTTGCGAGCTTTTCTCATGTGAGCATTTGCCATTTGTCCGAGTGGTCTCTTTGAGTTTTGATGAGTCCCGACGTATGCATCACATTGTCTGCATAGCCATATCATGTGAGCTTTCTCGTTATACACTTTGCCGTTGTATATCTCGGCATGTGATACCCATTCAGCAGGTGAGTCACAGAATGGGCATATCACATCGGGGTGTTTTTTCTTTTTACCCATGATTGAAAATTTTATGAATGAATTTCCTGATGCGATATTTCACCGACCGTTCCTCGTGGTATTTTATTGCTGCAAGTCTTATAGGGTCAACACGCTCAATCTGTCTCTCAACCATAAGACAAAAATGTGTCGAGCATACAGGTTCAACAACATAGTCAGCACGAATGTTCTCACAACCCTCTATGACACAAAGTCTATTGCCCATGAATCTTTTTTTGCTTTGCGAGCAACCTTCGATGTCTGAGACATAATTTCACAAGCCGACCCTGAGATGCCTCAGTATATTTTGCATCTTGGTCACACGGTACCCATTCACATGAATCAGTTTTATTTTTTGCCATAAGTCAATTTTTTTGTGA